TTCATCTTCATCTCAGACAATAATCTAGGCTCACTATTATCACAGACAATTAACTTCCTACCTGCTACTCTACGGCAATGCTCGTATATCTGGGAGGTTACTAAACCTTTCTTATATAGGTGTTCCTTTAACCAAATTATTTTCCTTTCTTTGTCAACGCAAATTTCTACAAGAGCCGAAGCGTCTCTGGCAAATCCGAAGTCAAGTGCAAATATTGAATCTATCTCAGTATTGAATTTTCCTATTTGCCAATCAGTAAAGACTACTCCCTCTGCTTTCTGTAGCCACCCTCCCATAATTTGATGGGCATATTTCTCTGGTCTACGTTCCTTAATCTTTTCAATCTCGTTAACGAATGATTTAGATAGGTGGTCAACGTTGTCTAAGTAGGTAGTGTGGATATAAGTTACTCCTTCTTTAGTGCCGTTAAATCCATCTGGGATACCTCTATTCTGGAAAAACCTCTGGTATATCCAATGTTCTTTTGTAGTAGGGTTTAGAATCAATATACATCTATTCTTGGCAACCTTACTCCTAATAGAGTAATCAATCTTATCAAAGCCAGTCTCATCATTTAATTCTTCAGCTTCGTCAAGTACAAAAGTATTTACCCCTTGAATTGACTTCAGCTTTGCGGTCTGGTCTCCACTCGCAGTTTTAATCCCACTAAAGTATATGGAACTATTGGTTAGCTTGTTGGTAATTTCAGTCTTTGTGATGGTAAAGAATTCAGCTATCCCCATCAGCTCTATCTTCTCCATAAACTCAGGAATAATACTCATAGAGGCACTACTCATTGTGTAACGAGTAAATAGTGTCTTTGTATTCTGTTCGTACGTTAGAAGTACTAAGAATGTGTTTACGGCAAATGATTTACCAGAACCTCGACCTCCCGTAATTACAAAGTATCTGCTATCACTATTGAATAGCGTTTGGTACTTAGGATTTAAATCTATCTTATTCGCCATATTGATACAGTAATTCTTTTTTTATTAGATAGGCTAATTTATATTTGTCATCTCCTTTGCCAATAAATCTAGCAATCCTAAGATTATTTTCTTTTATACATTGCTTAATCCTATAGGGCTTAAACCAGTTGAATTGATTACCATCATATATAACCCAGTAGTCTGCTTTAGTAGTTGATAAGGCTGAGGGCTTCCCATCAAATTCAATTTCAATAACTATATTCCCAGTATATTTACTTTTCTCATCCGATTTAACTTCTACCCCCAAATTAAGCTCAGGAACAAATATATCCCATTCCTTATAGTAACCATCTTTTATATAGGCTCTAGGGTACTTAGGCTTTATCATTGACAACACTTCCTCTTCTAGCATCTTACCCCTAGCTAAATCTCTATGGAATGTAAGCTCTACCATAAATCATTCTCGGTTAAATACTTTGGGTCATAGCAAGGTAGATAATCCCCCTGTATTAGGTGGTGGAACAACACTCCTTCTTTATTATCCATCTGTATCGAATTTATAATTGTTAAAACAATCCTTCCATTTGCCATTAAGACTAAACCGAATAGATTGCATCTCCCCATTATTCTTAAATATAAAGAACCCATTGTAATAAGTAGAATAAACTGCGAAGTAATCTACTAATGAGGTTAGGTATTCTTGTTTTTTATTCTGGAGGTTAGTTTTTATATTACTGTCTCCTTCTGCTGGAGCTTTACCAGTTGACTTTATTTGTACTTTATATAGATTGATATGGGTGTCTACTATGCAATCGTATGGGCTTGAATCCAATAACGGTTTGCTGACTGAAAACCCCCTCTTAATACACTCGGCAAAGAATAAGGTTTCCCCATAACATCCTATGTAGTTACTGTCGGTCAACTTTATATCTATTTACTTCGTGGTTATAATAATACCCTAGTATCGGATTAACATAGTAATTCCAGAAGTCATCTGGGAATTTACTACTATCAGTTATCCTGAGTTCCTTTTTTGATTTCTTCGTGGTCGACATCTATTGTTTTAGGTTTAGCGAAATCCACAACTGGGATATTCACATTGGTATTTACATTTATATCTTGCTGTTCTTTTGGCTTACCATAACGATACTCCCATAACATCTTAGTGTAATTGAAGTTCCCTTCAGATGCTTTTTGGGCTACGTGAATCCAAGCCTTTTCCTCACTACCGAATGCTTTCTTTAGTGCCTTGAGAGTCAAAGCATTAGTCTCCTTTTCTTTAATCTTAGGGGGTCTACCCTGACCTCTATACACTCCTTTAACAGCCCCATTGTTTCTCCTACCATCTACTTTTTTTGGCTTATCTTCCTCTTCCATAATTTATCTTATTACATATCCATTTCTCTTGTAGTATCTTTCTCTTTCCTCGTGTATAGTCTTTAGCTTCTTAAACCTTTCATTCATCTTATCATTCGATTCAACAAGTTGTTTGTGAGCTACTCTTAAAGCCTTATGCCTTGTCTTGAGTTCGTGGTAATCACTAAGTAACATACGATATGCCTCAAAATCTATCTCTGGGGAATTTGGATTATCTAAGTTAGCCTCATATAAATCATCAATAGCCTGAACGAATCTATCGTTTATAGATAGGTAATCACTTCTTAATGAGTAATCCATTTCCATTATCCCATCTAATTGTTTTATAGAATGCATAACAGTAGCGTGGTTCTTATTGAATGTATTGGCAATCTCCTGAAAACTCATATTAGTATTAGCTCTCAGCACCTTATAATACATAGACCTAGCAGTTACATATTCTCTTATTCTAGTTGGCTCTTTAATGTCAATATTAAAATAATCACAAACTATTAAATTCGCTATTTTCTTATACCTTTCTCTTTTCTTTATTTGTTCTATCATTGTACTGGTTTTTGTTTAAAGTCAGCGTATGCTTCTACAATACCCTGACAACATTCATAGTGTTCTATATCTTTGTAGTATTCTAGCAGGTGTCTAACCTCTTCCTCATCTAGTATGCCTAGAGACAAAGAGGTATAAACATCCGTATAACATTCTTCTTTACTAGAGTATGTCATATAAATAAAATTCTTCTACTGGTTTTCTTTTCTCTAAAAAGAAGTCTCTATATATCTGGATAGCTTCCTCAGTCTTATAACGACCTCTCTCATAGAATTCCTTGCTACATTCAAACAACCCCATCAAATGGGTCTCCTTTTCGATTACGGCAAAAGTAAAGTCCTTATAGCTTATTCCAAATAATTCGCAATAAATATAACATTGCACATCGTATCCAAAATTATCAGCACTCCACTTAAACTTTTGAAGCCCTCCCTTCCCAGTAGTCTTTAAATCTACAATAAATTTACCGCCTAATATATCAGCCTTAGCTCTAAACGGCAACCCATCAATCTCACCTACAGCAGGTACTTCACTACGAGTATTGCTAAGTAAATCTCTAGTCCTTGAATTATTAAGAAACACACTTGCCATTTGTTCAGCGTTGTATTTCTCGTTTTCGGTAAACGCTTGACCGTGTTCCTCGACTGCCAACTTATAAGCCTTTGAATTTTTACTTTGTACATCTACAAAATGTAGCTTATCGTATTTCTCAGGTTCTAATACCCTACAATGGAATAGCCAACCATCTCTTAGAGCTTGATTATTATTGCTGGAGTTCCCACCTAAACTATTCTTATAGGCAAGTGGCGATTCTAATAGCTTCTTACAAGCTGAACTAGACAAAGCATTTTGCCCAAGATAATTGTAATAAAACTTATCATCCATCATCTGGGATAGTAATTCCTGCTTATCCCAAAATACACCATCTAGTGTTGTTATAGTATAGTCCATTATGCTAAAACAGTTTTAAGGATTATACGCTTTACGCTCTCTGGTACTTTAGGGTCTACAAGCTCTTCTTGCATTTCCCTTAGTAAATTCAACCTACTGTAGAATTCGATTGCCGATTCTTCGTGGCTTAGTTTCTCAAACATTTCTTTTGTTTTCCCCATAATTGTAATTTATTAAAGTTAATAATTGTTTTATAGCCCATTCAATTCCTTGTAGTACAAGTATAAACGGACTGGTTAATACCGTAACAATACTTTCAAATATGAAAAGTAATCCAAGCAGGATAAATACAAGAGTAAGTTGAGGGAACTTAAAAAGTAGCTTAATTACCTTCATATATCTATTGTTTAAAACAAATATATAAATAAAATGTTAATAAACTACAATAATCCTAATTATTTTTTAGGAGTAAAGTTATCTTTCCATATTGTTTGGCAAACTGCATAACGCTGTTCTCTATCGGAGTATTCCTCTCCCATCTTAGCATTCCCCATACATCTACGGATAAAATCTTTATTTGTCTCGTACTTCTTCGGTTTTAATAGTGGCATCTTCTTTTGGTTTTAATTGTTCTTCTATTTTCTCTATTCTATATAATGCAACCGCTAGAGCTTGTTGTGTTAGCTTTAGGTCGTTCTGCATCTTAATTAGTTTTACTTCTTTCATTTCTGTTGTTTCAGTTTCTGAATATATAGTGCCCCATCTAGGAGCTCTTCCTGTAGATGGTTAAGGAATTCATAAAACCCATCTGGGGAATCGTATAAAGTAGTTCCGTATTTGATAACCCCATCTCTACTTCTGGCTCTCATCTTTTGGATTACTTGTTCTACTATTGGGTCTTTAGGTATATCATTTTGGGAGTATGTTGAATCCATTGTCCATCTCTCACCGAATTGCATCTCAACCCACTTCTTCAAACTATTGTTTTTTGTACTCATTGTAAACTCTTTGTAGTTTTTTATGGATATTATTTAGAAAGCAACTACTACATCCAGTTGTTTGTGCCCTATCATTAAAGACTCTATTATAGATAGCAACTAATTCTTTTTGTTTTTCGCCTGATAATTTACTTACTCTAGTAGAAAAGTAATCTGTTAAATACTTATACTCATCCTCAGTTAAACAATTAGGTTTCTGATACGGAAACATCTTATTCAAAACTTCACGTCTTTCGCTACAGTTGCAATCGTCTCCTAATACAAACTTCGCTACCCTGTCTATTCCAGTTGCCTGAAAAACTTTCTCTACTGAATCGCCAAGACCAGTTGCCTTAGTCTTTTGAGTCTCGGTACTTTTTGTACTCTTGGATTGCACCTTCCTTGATTTTCTTTTTGCCATTACTTAATGTATTGAATATTGAACTTAAACTTATTTTAGTTTCCCTAGCTATCTTCCTCATTGACATCTTATCGTAAAAATGGATATTGAATACCTTCTTATCATACCAATACCATTTATCTACAATAGATTCAATCTTGTCTATCACTCTGTCAAAATGCTCCTTTTCGTCATTAACACTTCGACTAGCTGAATACATCTCATTTATATCTTTGCTCAAATCATCTATATAGATAGTTTTATTACCTGCCTTATGGAAGTTAGATAAATACAAATTACGCAACGTTACATAAACATAATAAGTATTAACCTCTTCCTCGTTGTACATAATCTTACTAACATCCTTCACATACCCACATATCCTAACGTACATTTGCTGAACTAATTCATTGGCATCTTCATCACTAACTCCAAACGATTTAGCCATATAGAACCAATCTTGGTGTTTATCACCTAGTATTTTTATTACCTGCTCCTCCATACGTGGATTGATATTCCTATAATGCCAAGAATGAATTGAAATAGATGCTCGACCTCCTCATCGGATTCAGGGTCATCAAATTCATCCATTGTTGTATTCCAATAGTTGAAACCAACCATCAACCCATAAACTGGGAAAAACTGTACATACATAATTTATAATTTAGTAATCATTACATCTAATCGAGGCTGTTCCCTATCTATCCCCATATAACAAGAATTAACTTCTACCACAGTTGACAAATCATCTGATTCAATACAACCATTCTCAACCATAGCATCCTGAAAAAACTTATCTACAACCGATATAACATTCATCAAATCTCTAGTTCGTTTATCAGGGGCAAAATAAAAGTACTCAATTTTTATCTTACCTGCAAATCGAAAGTTCAGCAAAGGAGTAATCTGGGATTTAAACCTACGCTTAATATCGTTGCTAACTTGATAATGCCAATTCCTATAGTTATTCATAGTAAGCCATCTTCTACGGTTACTTCTATTTGTTATGAATAGAGGTAATGATAGGGTTTGAACGTTCTTTTCTTCTTTTCTCATCTACTTTAGTAAAAGGTGTTTCGTTATTAAAGTAATAACGTTGCTCCTTTATGTTAAATTCAATGAGTTCAACATCCTGTGGGATTCCTACTAATTTTTGTTTCTTAATCTTCTGTGAACCAAAGGTAACGAATTTGTCTGAGAAATTTACAGCTCTATTAGGTCTCCATACAAACATAACGTTATCAGCCTTGTCAGCAAACGTTCCACCACCTTTTATTGAATTTATATCAGGCTTAGGATATTTACCATCGTCTCCTTTTCTAGGGGTTATTTGATGGGCTACTAAATGGACTGCCACATCATTATCAACGGCAAACCTTTTCAACTCACTCATAAATCTACTGATATATAAATCCTCCCTTTCTCCCATTCTCATTTTATGTTGGATAGTATTGTAAGGGTCAATTATCAAACTACGAATACCTTTCTGCCTAACTAATAATTTTGCCTTACCTAAAACAGTTTCCAATAGAAAGTTCTTATTAGGATATATCACATAGAAATGGTTTTGTATAAAATCAAGTGCTTCTTTATATTCCTCGATTGCCATTTGGGAACTTTTGTGGTGGGGGTCGCTACTTTTACCAATATACATCTCAGCAATATCATTATAAAAATCATTCATCGGCATATTCTCTGGGGTAAAGAAGGCAAACTTCCAACCTTCCATTGCCGACTTCAAACAGCAAAGTTGATTAAGAAACAAAGACTTACCCTCATTCTGATACCCAGTCCAAATATTAACCTCTCCCATTCTCCAAGTCCAAGCATTATCAATACTAGGAATATAAGTAGTTGTGCCTCGTTCAACACCATTATAGAACCCATCTATTAAACTGTCTCTAATGTCGTTTACTTCAAATACACCCTCTATTTTAGGTTGTAAAGCGTTTTTAAGCCTCTCTACGAGACTTTCTACACCTTCGTGGACTAATACCTCATTTGCATCTTTATAAGGGCTTAAATCGACTATTTTACACTTTTCTACTCCAATACGTCTAATAAGCTCCTTTTGAAGGTATCTTCCGTTATCGTCATTATCTACAGAAATATATACTGTTTTGGCGTCTTCAAACACACTATAACAGTTATCTATACATTGTAGTTTCTTGTCGATATTCTTATCTTGAACATTAGGAGCTCCCATATTAACAGAAGTGTGGGTTCTGACTCCAGCTACTGCCCAGCTTAGTGAATCTATCTCACCTTCGCTAATAACTATATCCTTACTTCCTACTAGATTATCGTAGTTATATACAATAGCTTCAGCATCTTTTGCCTGAGTAAAATGTTTACCATCTATTCCTCTAGTTTTATAATTGATTAATTTGCCATCTCTGTAGTAGGGAAAAACTATCTT